AACTGCTCCTTTTACTAAATATTTAGTAACACTAGCAGAATTATCGGTTATTTGTACATCTACATAAATGTTTTGAGATACAATATTTGCTACATTTACACCAATCACAGTTGTTGATGTTGCAGCTGGTGTTGTATAAACACTCAATCCACCTGTTCCTGCAGGTCCTTTTATACTATTTTTAAATACATTTGCCATATCTTTATCCTAATGCTATTGAAAATGCCAACGCAGAATCTAATACATCTACACCTTCAACTGTAAATGCGTTTCCATTTGTTACATTTATTGAACCACTTACTTGAACTGAACCACTATTAATAATATTTACACCACCATCAGTATTTTCCGTACCAACGTTTAATGTTTGTTTTACAGTTAAATTACTAAATTCAGCCTGCTCAACTGTAATATCACCAATAAATGAACCACTAAGTGAACCTGTAAATGAACCAGTGAATGAACCACTCAAATCAGCGTATGCCGAAGGAGCTTGTGTAATCGAACCGGAAAAACTAGGTTGGTCTATTCTCATTGATAATTATCGTTTTCTTTGATATAAATATCAAATAAATATCTTTTACCTTTTAAGATGGCTTTGTAGGCCATACAATATTATAAGGGTCTGATTGTGTTGTTACATCTCTTAAAGATTGTCTATAATTTTGCCAATCAGTTAGTTGAGAACCTGTGATTGGTGAATCTTGAAATTGAGTCCAATCAGAATTACTCAATAATGTATTTCTACTATCTCTTATATCAGACCACTTTATTTCTTTTCTTGTATTTATTGTAGCTTCATCTGCATCTGATATTTCATATGTTTGTACATATACTGAACCAGATAAAGTTGGAGTTACTTCTACTACATCTTTAGTGTAATCATCGTCATAACCACTATCTTTTAATTCAACATTATATACACCAAAAGTTTCCAATAAACTATCTGTGATAATTGTTGGAAAACTTGTATTCTGATTATCAATTTTTAAATTTTGAACCGAATATGGATATGTTATAGTTGAACCTGATACTTTTAGATACATAATATTTTATTTAAATGTTGCTGGTATCGAACCAAAATTAGTTAAACCACTACAAAATGCAAAACAATCAGTACCAATAGGTGTTGGAGTTCTTTCAAAAATTTCATCACCACTTGGTGTATCAGTTGGAGTTGCTCCACCTAATGAGTTAGCTGTTGTTGCCATATTAAATGCATTAGAGAATGTTGTAACCGATTGGTTGTTACTAAAAAAGTTTGATGGAATTGCGGTTATTGACCTACAATTCCTAAATACTGATTCAAAGTTTACAACTTGTGTATTGTTATCAAATAATCCACTTGGTATTGATGTTAAAGTTAAACATGCATTGAATGTACCAGAAAAAGATGTTACATTTGTATTATTATCAAATAATCCACTTGGTATCGATGAAATTCCAGTACAAAATACGAATGTATTAACAAAAGAAGTAACATTTGATGAAAAATCAAATAAACCATTTGGAATTATTGTTATTCCAGTTTGTCTAAATGTAGAGTTAAATCTAAGTACAGTATTTAATCCTTCGTTTAAGGTTGCATTATTAGAAACATCTGATGGGATTGTTGTTAAATTAATACATCCAAAAAAGTCAATTTGTTCAAAATCAATACCTCCCCAATCATCAACTGAACGATATAATCCTTTATATGATGAATTGTTATTCACATTAAAACCTGGACAATATCCACTAATTATAATTTGATAAGTACCAGCAGTTGAATATGTATGGAATCTACCAGAATCAAGAGTTTGTAATATTGTAGTTGTACCACTACTATCACCCCAGTCAACAACTATATTAGGTTGTTTTCCACCAGGTGAAGTTAGGGGCAACTCAAATTGTGTATTTGCTCCTCCAGTTTGTATTGTAAATTTAAAAGGTCTCACTTGTCCTGCTTCTATTGAAATTAAACGTCTTGCTATACTCATAACTATTCATTAACTTACATTGTTTGCACTTAGGAATCCATAATATGTACTCCCCCCATCATAAGTATAGAATACTAATATATCTTTTCCATTTGCTGTTAGTGTTGGTGCTGCTCCATTAGCCCATTGTATTATACCAGGCCAACTTACAGTTGCAGTACCACCACTTCCATCTTCCAACACCAATGTAAATCCAATTGCACGAGGGCCTGTTGGTGCGTTTGAAAGAGAAATTGTTATACTACCAGTTCTATTGATTCTAAAGTTGTTACCTTCAGTTAAATCTATATTTGTTGTTCCACTTGAATTACCTATATCGTAGTAGTTTTCGTGGAATCTTGTAGAGAATGTAGCATCACTTACATCTAAATCACCAGTTACATCTAATAAATTACCATTGAATGTTAAATTAGCTTCTGCATTTGCAGTTCCATCACCTTCCATAGTAACAACTCTATCTTCTGCATCATTATCTACATTTAATAATCCACTTGAACCAGATGTACCAGATGAGCCCGAAGAACCAGTTTCACCTGATGAACCAGAAGTTCCACTTGTACCACTCGTACCACTACTTCCAAATAAAGTACCATCTAAACCAGATGTACCAGCAGTACCAGACGAACCTGATGAACCACCCTCTCCAGTTATACCCGATGTACCCGAAGAACCAGAAGTTCCACCTGTTCCACTACTACCACTACTTCCGAATAAAGTACCATCTAAACCACTTGTACCAGATGTACCAGCCGTTCCAGATGAACCAGCCGTTGATGCAGTACCAGACGAACCCGATGAACCCGCAGTACCTCTCGTACCACTACTACCACTACTTCCAAATAAAGTACCATCTTGTCCAGAAGTACCTGATGTTCCAGCTGAACCACTTTCTCCACTCGTACCAGAAGAACCACTTATTCCACTTGTACCGCTTGAACCACTACTTCCGAATAAAGTACCATCTTGTCCAGAAGTACCTGATGAACCAGCAGTTCCACTTACACCAGATGTTCCACTTTCTCCACTCGTACCACGCGTACCAGAAGAACCAGATGAACCAAAGAAAGTTCCATCAATACCACTTGTACCAGTTGTTCCAGAAGTACCTGATGAACCTCCAGTACCAGCAGTACCAGCGGTACCTGTTGAACCTGAAGTTCCCGAAGTACCATGTGTACCACTACTTCCAAAGAATGTTCCATCTTGTCCAGAAGAACCTGAAGTACCAGTTGTACCCGATGTACCAGCAGTTGATGAAGTACCAGATGAGCCAGATGAACCACCAGTACCAGTTGTTCCAGATGAACCAGCTGAACCAAAGAATGTTCCATCTTGTCCGCTTGTTCCACTCGTTCCACTTACCCCACTACTACCTGATGTTCCAGCACCAGAAGTACCAGAAGTACCAGCCGTACCTGATGAACCGAAGAATGTTCCATCAACACCTGATGTACCAGTTGTACCACTTGTCCCACTACTACCACTCTCACCGCTTGTACCAGATGTACCTGCTCCACTCGTACCAGAAGTACCAGCCGTACCAAAATTAGTTCCATCTAAACCAGAAGAACCTGAAGTTCCAGTTGTACCAGAAGAACCTGATGTTCCAGTTGTACCACTCGTTCCAGAAGTTCCAGCAGTACCAAAGTTAGTTCCATCTTGTCCAGATGAACCCGAAGTACCATTTGTACCATTAGCTCCATTTTCTCCATCAATACCCGATGTACCAGTTGTACCTGAAGAGCCAGCAGTACCAGATGAGCCACTACTACCGCTGGTTCCAGATGTTCCAGAAGTACCACTACTTCCAAAGAACGTTCCATCTAATCCAGTTGTTCCAGATGTACCATCACTTCCTAATCCAGAAGTACCCGATGAACCTGCGGTTCCACTTGAACCAGATGAACCGAAGAATGTTCCATCTACACCAGAAGAACCTGAAGTTCCACTTGTACCAGACGAACCTGCCGAACCACTTGTCCCACTACTTCCGCTAGTACCATTTGTACCTGATGTACCTGATGTTCCACTACTCCCTTCAGCTGATGTACCAGAACTACCACTTGTTCCAGTTGTTCCGCTTGTTCCAGTTGTTCCAGAAGTTCCACTTGTTCCACTACTTCCCTCTGCGGATGTACCAGAAGAACCTGATGTTCCACTTGTTCCGCTTGTACCACTACTTCCACTTGTTCCAGATGTACCTGATGTACCACTACTTCCTTCAGCAGATGTACCACTTGTTCCTGCTGAACCTGAAGTTCCAGTTGTTCCGCTTGTTCCAGAAGTACCAGCCGTTCCACTACTTCCCTCAGCTGATGTACCTGATGTACCAGTTGTACCAGAAGTACCAGCTGAACCACTTGTTCCATTAGAACCAGATGTACCCGATGTACCTGCTGAACCACTTGTCCCACTACTACCACTCGTTCCAGATGTACCAGAAGTTCCACTACTACCACTCGTTCCATCAGAACCACTTGTTCCACTACTACCACTCGTTCCAGATGTACCAGAAGTTCCTTCAGAACCAGTTGTTCCAGAAGTTCCAGATGTACCCGATGTACCTGCTGAACCTCCACTACCAGACGTTCCACTTGTTCCAGAAGTTCCAGTTGTTCCGCTTGTTCCAGAAGTACCACTTGTACCACTACTTCCACTTGTTCCAGATGAACCTGATGTTCCGTTTGTACCTGAAGTTCCAGATGTACCAGCCGAACCTGATGAACCTTCTGCTCCACTTGTTCCACTTGTTCCAGAAGTACCTGATGTACCATTAGTACCTGTCGAACCAGAAGAACCAGAAGTACCCGATGAACCAGAAGTACCAGCTGAACCTGAAGAACCTTCTTGTCCACTCGTACCACTACTTCCACTACTTCCGCTTGTTCCACTACTTCCAGAAGAACCACTTGAACCAGAACTTCCGCTTGTACCACTTGTACCAGAACTTCCACTTGTTCCGCTTGTACCACTACTTCCACTTGAACCAGATGAACCCGATGAACCGGATGTACCTCCACTACCACTACTTCCGCTTGAACCAGATGTACCCGAAGTTCCACTACTTCCACTTATACCACTTGAACCAGATGAACCTGATGTTCCAGAAGAACCTCCCGTACCAGATGAGCCTGAAGTTCCACTTGAACCAGATGTACCTGATGTTCCGTATTTATCAACAATGTTTATTGTTCCAAGCATTGAACCATGAACACTACATTGGTAATATATGTTATTAGGAGCATTTTCAGGAACTCTATATTCTATTAAAGTAGAAGTACTATGAACTCCAGCTCCTGCATCATTATTTGTTGTACCAGGCACAGTTGTATTATCACCAGATTCTAATCTTAATGCAAATGGATGTGATGAACTTACATTTGAAACATCAAAGTAATATAATTCACCCCTTACAAGAGTTAATGATGGTTGGTTTCCACTATATCCATCTATTGTATAATTGTTTCCACCTGGTGTTCTAACAATGAACAAAGCTCCACCTTCTCTACCAGCAGTACCAGATGTACCACTCGTTCCAGACGAACCTGATGTTCCAGATGTACCAGTTGAACCTGATGTACCAGCAGTACCAGATGTACCACTACTTCCAGAAGAACCACTTGAGCCGGAAGAACCAGATGTTCCAGACGTTCCTGAAGTTCCACTACTACCACTCGTTCCACTTGTTCCAGAAGTACCCGATGAACCAGAAGTACCACTACTTCCACTTGAACCAGAAGTACCAGATGAACCTGAAGTTCCACTACTACCACTTGTTCCAGCGGTTCCACTACTACCACTTGTCCCACTACTACCACCTGTTCCACTTGAACCAGAAGTACCAGCAGTACCACTTGTTCCAGCAGTTCCACTACTACCACTTGTACCAGCAGTTCCAGAAGTTCCACTTGAACCAGATGAACCAGCCGTTCCAGTAGTACCACTACTACCAGAAGAACCCGATGTACCACCAGTACCAGATGTACCACTTACAGCAGTTACATCTCTTTTGAAAACTTTTCCAGTTGATTCATCAATAACTAAAACTGTATCTGAACTACCAGTTTGTAATCCTACAAATTGTGTACTACCAGATGATACTAAACTACCACTTACTTCAAATCTTCCAACAAATGAACCAGTACCAGTATTTGGTAAGAAATTTTCTCCTAAGAAATCACCAGCATTTAAAGCGAATGAAGCAGTTGCTGCATAAGATGCTGAAAGTACAGTCATCGATGCCGTTTGGTCATTTCTTACATAATCTTCAGCAGATACAGCGTTTATAGCATAAGATGCTGAAAGAGCGTATGATGCTGAAAGTACAGTCATCGATGCCGTTTGGTCAGTTCTTACAAAGTTATCAGTATTAAAATCACCAGCGTTTACGGCGAATGAAGCAGTTTCAGCATATGATGCTGAAAGTACAGTCATTGAAGCCGTTTGGTCATTTTGTATATAGTTATCTAAATTAGCAATCTCAGCAAGAGATGCCGAATCGAATCCAAATAAGTTTGATGCAGTTTGAGCTAAATCAGCGTTTCTAGCATATGATGCTGATAATACTGAACCTACTACATCACTACCTTGTACAAATCCTGCTAATCTACCACCAGTACCAATTACTGCTTGTCCACTTGTCAATCCACTAAATGTTACTCTAACCGATGAACTATCGATTGATTCTATTGCTTGTGGAATAATCTGTCCATTTGAACCAGTTTCATAAATTTGAACTACTGGATAATCAATAGCGAAATTGTGTTGGAATGTTACCTGAGTTACATCTGAGAATGGGAATACAGCAGTATCACCAAATTGTGTTACAGGTCTAAATTTGTTTGCATCTGCATCAAATACTAAAATATCTAAATCATCAGGTACATCTATACCAACATTTTCACCTTGGTATGAACCTACGAATGATGATGTAATTCTTGGTGAGAATATTTCATCCGTTACAGTTATCTTAGATGCACTTACATCGTTTTGGAAGGTTACATCTCCGAAAAATGTTGAACCACTATCTATTGACCTAACTACGAATCCATCATCAGGAGTAACCGATGCGGTTACAGAACCACTAAGTATTCTACTTTGGTCTAATCCTTCAATAGCATCAGCAGGAATATTAAATAATCCCTCACCACTACCACTAAAGAATCCACTTCCAGATGGTATTTCTATATTACCAATAAAAGTAGAACCACTTGTTGGAGAAAATACCCTAAACCCTTCTATATTATCAACCGATGCACTAATACCACCACTTATGATAAGATTTAATTCTAAATCTTCTAATGCTTCTGCAGGAATATTAAATAATCCCCCACCATCACCAGTAAATAATGTACCACTAATTGGTTTATTTACGATTAAACCAGCAGTAGGGTCTACTCTTGCTTCAGCAGCACCAGATACAATTCTATCTAATTCTAAATCTTCAAGTGCATCTAATGGAATATTAAATAATCCACCACCATCACCTTTATATAAAGATGCTGTTATTGATTGAGAAACATGTAGAGAACCACTAATTTCTACTTTAACTGAACCTGAGTTTATATTTGAATCTAAGTTTTCAACTCTAAAGAAACCTAATGGGTCAACTGATGCAGTTACCGAACCAGTAAATATTTTTGATGAATCAATTGCTAAGTTAGCAATATCAATGTTTGTAATCCCACTACCATCACCAGTAATAATACCACCAACATCTAAAGATTCAGAAATAATAACTGAACCACTAAATGATGAATCTACTGCAATTGATGAGGTTTCGTTAAATACTTTAAATTCAGTTTCCGATAAAGATGCAGTTGCTGAACCACTTGATAACTGAGTTACGTTTAGTGATAAATTAGCAATATCAATATTTGTTAAACCACTACCATCACCAGTAAATACTCCACCACCACCAACAGTTATTGAACCAGATGTTACAATTGAACCAGTGAATACTGCTCCACCAGTTGGTGCAGTTACTACAAATGTATCACCACTAGCAACCGATGCCGTAGCAGAACCACTTGAGATAAGAGGAGCAGCTGCTGCTTGTACATTTGTTAATTGAGAACCATCACCAACAAAGAATGATGCACTTACAGATTCAGCAATATCAACCGAACCAGTTACTGATAAATTTTTACTTCCAGTTAAGAATCCTATTGATACACTACCACTTACATCTAAAGATGATTTAAATTCTGAACCACTTATTGCCGTTACTACAAACGATTCTCCACTCTCAACCGATGCCGTAGCAGAACCACTAGCAATTACAGGTGATAAATCAGCTTGTACATTTGTTAATTGAGAACCATCCCCTACAAATGAACCAGAGAATGAACCACTAATTTCATCAGCTTCTATTTTATTAGCTGTTATTTTTTCACTTACATCAAAACTACCAGTTACATCTACATCTCCTTTGAGAATGTTAGTTGTTACTTCTGGAGTTGTACCTAATACATTAAATACATTACCATATGATTCTGATTGTGCTGCGTAATAATATAATTGTGATGGTGCACTAGCTGATGGGGTAATCGTTAAGAAAGCTCCATTAGCACCAGGATTTACACTACTACTAACTACATTAATAAAGTATTGAGAACCACTGTCAGAATTTGTACCATCTAAATTTTCTGAAATTTTGAAATCAAATCCAGCATTAGAACTATCTGATAAATCAAAATAATAAGGGTTATCTTTAATAGTTTTAAATGTTGCTTTACCAACACCATCTATAAAGTACCTACTTTCTGATATTATTACTGAACGACTTGTTGGTATATTTTCTAATAAAATAGATGATGAAACTACTAAAGAACCAGTTATAGTAGTATCACCTAATATATCAACATCACCTTGAAGAGATGAAGATGTATTTACTACAAATCCCTCATCAGGTGCAATTGATGCGGTAAAAGAACCACTAGCTATAAAACTTCGTTGAATTACATCTTCGGAAAGTGCCGATAATGGAATATCAAATAAATCTCTACCACTACCACTAAACGAACCACTAAATTCATCAGCTATAATCTTTGGAGTAGTAATTGATTCCGTTACATTTAATGTTCCATCTATTCTTAGATTATCTTCAATTCGTGAATCTAAGTATGGGAATTCATTAACAACATTAATAACAGCTGACCCAGCCATACCACCATGATTCAAACAATAGTAGTAAAGTTGAGTTGGTGTTTCTGATGTTATTAATATACTAACTTGAGAACCTGCACTTCCAGCATCAATACTACCAGTAGTTACACTTGAAGTATATTCAGTTCCAGAAGAATGAATACCATTTAATGTTGTAGAAAATTTTAATGGGTGAGTTTCATTTGATGTATCTGATTGGTCAAATGTATATGTACTACCACTTACTAAATATAAATCTGGATGTATTTGTCCATCTATAAAATATTTGTTACCATCATCAGTTGAACCAACAGTAACTATTTTTGTTAAATTATCTTTTATTTGATTTGATGATGAAATAAATACACTACCACTAATAGTTACATCATCTTCAAATCTACCAGTTGAGTTTACTTCAAATCCTCTAGTCGGATGAACCGATGCAGTTACTGAACCACTTACAATTCTAAATGCTTCATCTGTAATTGCTGAACGAGGTATATTAAATAAAGATTCACCACTACCACTAAAAATAGATGCAGATACAGTTCCACTTACATCAATATCACCATCAAAAGATGCTGATGTATTTACAACAAACCCTAAGTTTGGAGAAATAGATGCCGTTGCTGAACCACTTGATATTCTTGGAGAATCTTCAGAAAGTGCAGATTGTGGAATATCAAATAAATTAGCACCACTACCACTAAATGATGAACTAACATCAAGTTGTACATTTCCACTTACAAATAAAGAGCCACTAAATATTGAACCACTTTCAACAGATTTTACTACAAATCCAAAGTTTGGAGAAACTGATGCGGTTACTGAACCACTTGATATTAATGGTGCATCCTCTGAAAGTGCTGATTGTGGAATATTAAATAATCCACTACCATCCCCAACAAATCCACTGGAACTTATAAATTTACTTGATGTTAAATTACCAAATATAGAAGTATCACCAAATAATGTTTGTTTATCACTTCCAGTATTATCACCAAATATATTTGAACCAGAAGAATAAATTATTGATGATGAAATAAAATCAGTAAATATTTCGTTAGCTGTAATTCTACCAACAACAGTTAAATCATTATCAATTGTTAAATCACCTTGTATAGAAGCTGATGTATTTACTACAAATCCTAAGTTAGGTGAAATAGATGCGGTTGCTGAACCACTAGCAATTCTAACAGCATCTTCAGAAAGTGCTGATTGAGGGATATTATTTAAATCCGAACCATCACCACTAAATGAACCACTAAATGAACCAGTAATTTCATCAGCTATAATTTTTGGAACATCTAATGTTTCTGTTATAGAAACACTACCACTAAATTCAGATTTTACTGAACCTGTTCCGAATACTTTAAATGTACCATCGGGTAAAACCGATGCGGTTACTGAACCAGTTGTGATTAAATTAGAAATTAGTGCATCTTCAACTAACGCAGATTTTGGTATATCAAATAATTCCGCACCACTACCACTAAATACACTACCACTACTTAATTGAACACTACCACTAAATATAGAACCACTATCTATTGAGGTTACTCTAAATACATTATCATCAGTTGAAGCAGTTACACTACCAGTTCCAATAAAAACTGCTTCTCTCGATACTAACGCTTCAATTGATTCTTGTGCATCATTAGAAAGTGCTGAGAATGGTATATCAAATAAATCTTCACCACTACCACTATATTTTGAACCACTATTTAATTGAACTGCACCACTAACAAATACCGAACCACTTAATTCAGTTGTTACTGAAGCCGTTGATTGTACTCTAAAGAAACCATCAGTTGAAACCGATGCGGTTACTGAACCAGTAGATATTAAGTTCGAAATAAGTGCATCATCCGTTAATGCAGTTCTTGGTATATTGAATAATTGTTCACCACTACCACTAAAGAATGAACCACTACTTAAAAATACAGAACCTGTAAAAGTAGAACCACTTAATTCTGATTCTACAACTAATCCAAAGTTTGGAGAAACTGATGCGGTTACTGAACCACTTCTAATATTATTTGTAATAAGTGCATCTTCAGTAAGTGCTGATTTTGGTATATCAAATAACTCTGCACCACTACCACTAAATATACTACCACTACTTAATCTTAAACTACCACTAAATGTTGAACCACTAGCTTCGGATTTTACAACAAATCCATCAGCATCAGAAACCGATGCAGTTACACTACCAGTTGCTAATAAACCAGCTTCAAAAGCAAGAACTGCTTCAACAGCGTCTTGAGCATCATCTGAAAGTGCTGCTAATGGTACATTAAATAATTTTTCACCACTACCAGAAATAAATGAACCACTACTTAAGAATATTGAACCTGTAAATGTAGAACCACTATCTAATGAGTTTACTACAAAACCAGTATCAGGTGATACGGAAGCAGTTACTGAACCACTAATAATTAAATTCGTTTCTAATGCATCTTCGGTAAGTGCTGAACGAGGAATATCGAAAAGATTAGCACCACTACCACTAAATATACTACCACTATTAAGTTGAACTGCTCCACTTACAAATATTGAACCACTAAATTCAGATTTTACTGAACCAGTTGATTCTACCTTAAAAACTCCAGATGGGTCTAAAGATGCGGTTACTGAACCTGTTACGATTCTTGATGAATCAAATGCATCATCGGTAAGTGCAGTTCTTGGAATGTTAAAAAGATTTTCACCACTACCACTAAATGAAGAACCACTATTTAATTCTATATTTCCACTAACTAAAAGTGAACCACTTAATTCAGTTGTTACTGAACTACTACCAAATACTCTAAAGAATCCAGAATCATCAACAGATGCACTTACTGAACCAGTTGCTATGATTGGAGTAACTAATGCATCAGGTGCTAGTGCTGATTTTGGAATGTTAAATAATCCCTCACCACTACCACTAAAGAATGAACCACTATTTAATTCAATAGTTCCACTTGCGAATGTAGAACCACTTAATTCAGTTATTCCTACTATTATAGTATCTGATAAAGATGATGTTCCTTCTACACTAAATCCTCCAGTAACATTTGTATCACCATTTATTTCTAATGAACCAGTAATTCCAACTGAACCTGTAAATTCTTGCTTATCAGTAAGTTCATCACCAAAGATATTTGAACCAGATGAAAAAATAACTGAAGAGGAAATAATTTCTACAATTAATTCTCTAGCTACAATACGATTATCAACAATTAAATCACCAGTAACTCTTACATCACCATCTACATCTACATCACCATTAAATGATGATGATACATTTACTAAGAATCCAGTATTTGGTGAAATTGATGCTGATGCAGAACCTGATAATAATCTTACTGCTTCTGGAAGGTTATTTAATTCAGAACCATCTCCACTAAATGAACCACTAAATGAACCAGTAACTTGCTCTAATTGAAGTGTTGTAACAAATAAACGATTACCATCAGCATCAGAAGCAACAAGAGCAATAGAACCAGAAGAAAGTGAACCACTCTCAGGTACACCTAAGTTTGGTTCAGCCTCATTCAGCCTTAGATATTCATATCTATTCTCCGATACATCGGAGGGCCTTATTACTTTAACCTTTCCGCTTAATAATTGGCTCATTTATTTGTGTTCTTAATATATAATTATTCGTTTGCACTTTCAAGTATCGATAGAATTACCGTTAAATCGGTAGAACCTGATACAATTAGTGAAAATTGTTGTTCTAATACTAATTTACCCGCCACAATCGGTGATAATGAATCTCCAGCAGGTATCGTTACATTTGTAATTAAATCAACGGGTTCTTGTTCAACTCTCGTTGGATTTGATATGGTATCAGATATTGCATCAAACAAATTAACTGAAGCACTGATTGAACCTGATTCTGCTATTAATGTATTATCAAAAGATTGTGTAACACTATCTTGATATAATCTAGGTATATCAATTGAACCCGTTACAGATTCATTAATAAGTATTTGTTGTACTAATAAATTAGCGTAATCTATCGATTGATAAGATGCTGTATAATAATCATTAGGTATTAAGATTTCTCCGTTCTTATTATAATAAGAAAGAGCTGCTTTTTTACTCTGAAGTGTTCCTCCTTCGATTAAATCCGCCTCAACACCATCCACAGCAGTTCTAACATATCCTTCAAAGAAAGAAGATGTAAAACTAAATGGAATTTGTGTTAAATTGTTTTGAAAATTTGTGTATGCCGCTGATTCTTTTTCTAAAAATGTTTGATTTTTAGCTATAAGTGCGGATGCGCTTAAAAAACTACCCGAATTACTTATTGAATCTACTTGTGGAACTGGCAAATCCCTATTACTTGTTATACTAATAGTAACGGGTTCATCTGTAGTTCCAGTATTCGTTATTTGAGCAGATAATAAAATAGTAGAAACTCCTTTTGGAGCTGAATATACTACATCATCATCACCTGTCAAAGTGGTAAGTACGGATTTAAATGCGTTTAGTGGTATTAATTCTTCTGCCATATCCTATATAAATATTTCTTTTATTTTTATTCACTTTTTTTTATTAATCCTGCAGTGCTAATGAGAATGGTGTTACAAGTGAGAATAACGATTTAGAGAATGTTCTACCCTCTAATGTACCAGAAGCTTGTTTAATAACAAGACCTCCACCAATTCTAAAGTCACCAAGTTCGTTACCAGAAGTAAAGAATACTCTACCTCCACCAATTTCAGTAATTTCCTTATCAGGATCAGGTACACCATCACCACCTTGGTTAGGAGGTAATGCTTTATAAGTTACACCAGCACCAGCGTAAGAGAAATCATGTCCAGTTGTAATAATTAAAGAACCAAACTCTTCAACAGGCGCTTGTCTAGCAGCGAATTGGAATTGAGTTCTTAAATATCTATTAGTTTCTGCAGTTTCTTTCTTTTGTTCGTTAATAACAACAGCTGCACTTCCATACACTCCATTGTAATACGATTCAGCCGCTCTGATACTTCTCTCATTACCACCATAGATGATATCAGTTGCGATAGCATCTAAAATAAATCCAGTATCTCTATAACATTTTTCTTCATTGTAATCAAAAGTAGGGAATGCCGCATTTGTGTACGATATTGCCTTACCTTGTAATACTTTTTTCTCCGCTCTAAGTGCATTAGCTCCATTTTTATTTAATAAGAATGGGAATACTAATTGTTGTTGTTTGATTATCTTTTCAGCCAACCCTTTTGAGAAATCAATACCATCAGTTGTTTGTGGTTTTTGTTCCGTAGTTGCGATTGAAGGAATATAGTAGTAGAATGTACCTGCTTGTACTGCTCTAGCATTACCACCATATGTTAAATCAGTTGCTACTGCATCTATGATGTATCCTAAATCTCTACTACAACTAACTTCGTTGTATTCAAACTCACTCCAAGACGAACTTAGATAAGCGATTGTTTCTTTTTGTATAAATGTTGTGTTATCTCTTAATAACTGAACACCATTTTTAATTTCAGCTGATGGATTTATGTATTCTAAGTTTTGAACTACATTTTGTGAAGTTCCATTAGCAAATCTAATTCCATCAATTGTTGGGTCTAACTGATTAGCTTCTGATGGAGTACCACCCTTAGTTGCTCTTGATGGGTATCTCCAATAGTATAATCCAGCTACTCTACTTCTTTCATTTCCACCGTAAACTAAATCAGTTACAGCTGCATCAATTATATATCCAGTATCTCTTCTACATTTATCTTCGTTGTAAGTTACATTACTCCAAGAAGATGATATAAATTCGATAGTTTCATTTTGTACGAAACTTCTATTGTTTCTTAGTAATTCAGCCGATGCAGATACTTCAGATGTTGGTGAAACGAATATTGTATTTTCTAATACTTTTTCAGCCAATCTAGCAGAGTAGTTAATTCCATCAATTGTTTGATTTAATTGTCCGTTTGGATTAGTTTGGTAATTAACAGTTGCATCTGATGGGTATAAGTAATAGTACTCACCATTTACTCTACCTCTTTCATTTCCACCATATAAGAAATCCGTTGCTACACCATTTAAGATATATCCAGTATCTCTCTTACATTTATCTTCATTGTAATCAAATGTACTCCAAGAAGATGAGATGTAAGCGATTACTTCATTCTGAATAAATTCTTTATTATCTAAAAGAACTTTATTTCCAGCTAATCTCTCAGCCGATGCCGTTACGAATATTTCGTTTTGTACTAATTTACTTGCCACATCACCCGCGTACTTAATACCCGTTGTAGTTGGTTCTAATTGAGTTGATGTTGCTGATGAAGGATATTTGTAGTAGTATTCTCCTGCAATCTTACTTCTTTGGTTACCACCATAAAGTAAATCAGTAGATACTGCATCTAAAATATGTCCAACATCTCTCATACAAGTTGCTTCTACATAATCAAACCCTTCCCAAGAAGAACTTAGGTAAGAAATTGATTCAGATTGAATAAACTCTCTATTATTTCTAATTAATTCAACTGATGCTGATATTTGAGCTGATGGGAAATCAAATGTTACACCTTTAACGATTTGTTCAGTTAATTGTGATGCGTAATTGATACCATCAATAGTTTGTTGAGCTTGAGAACCAGTTCCATTAGCTTCAGATGGGAATTGATAGTAGAACTTAGCGTTTACTACTGATTGAGATACGATTCCATATCTTAAATCTTCTGCTACACCATTTACAATAAATCCAACATCTCTTCTACACTTAACATCATCATAATCAAATCCTATCCACGAAGAAGAAATATATTCTACAACTTCATTTTGTATAAATGGTACACTTTCAGTAATCAATCCATATGTAGTTAGAATATCAGAACCAGTTAATAATGAACCATATTCAAATGCAGGTTGAACAACACTTACTGAATTTTGCTCAGTTCTAACAAATGTGTGAACTGATTGTGGTAAATGTTTAATTGCTCCATTTGATGCTGATACGAATGTGTGAACTGATTGAGGTAGATGTTTTACAGCGTTTGTTGATGCAGATACAAATGTGTGTACCGAACCAGAAGCACTTCCACCATCTCCTACATTTATTGTAAATGTACCAGTTTGTCTTTCTAATCCATCATTTGTAGCCGATACAAATGTATGTGTGTTTGTATATGAGGAAGAACCTATGTTTATATCAAACGTATTTGTAGTTACATTAGAAATTTCTAACCATCTTCCATTTGGATAATCTATTCCAGCTCTTGGATATGATTTTTCAACAGTATCACCATCCAATACACAAGTATAAGTTAGAGAATTATTATCTAATTTGATATAATCACCATTACTAAAATTATGATTAGCTATTGTTATAGTAACATCACCAGTTGATGCGTTATAAGGAGCATCAGTTACAGTATGTGATGTAGTTCCAACTGAAGTAATAACTATTGATTGTTCAGCGTATGGGTCAGAACCACTTCTTGGATAAGAATGAACAGATGTATCACCATCTTGGTCACAAGTAAATGCGAATGATTCATTTTCTAATACTACACTTCTACCAACACCTATACCATGCTGTCCAACAGTTACAATCATATCACCACTTAATGCGTTGTAATCAACATCCGATGGTGTAAAGAATTTATTTGGACCCGAAATACCAACATTTACAGTCATTGTAGTATCAGTAATATCCGTTATCTTCATTGAACGTCCAGCGAATGGGTCAATACCAACTCTTGGATATGATTTAACTGATTGATTATTATCCATATCACAAGTGAAAGCAAATGATTCAATATCTAAAATGATACCTTCACCAATACTTAAACTATGACTTTCAACAGTCATTACGAATTCACCCGTTGCTGGGTCATAAGATGCAGTTGTTGGATTAAATTCTACATTAGGTCCAGACGCTCCTACGTTAACAGTTATAGTATTATTGGTTTTTGAAAGAATTTCTAATTCATTATTGTAAGCAGGTTGTCCAACTGAAGGTAATTTATCTTCAGTTTTGTTGTTATCCATATCACAAGTAAATGTGAACGATTCAGGTGATAAGTATATACCCTCACCCTCAGTATAAGAATGACTTTCAATTGTTAATACAAACTCACCATTTGATGGGTCATAAGTTGCGTTAGTTGGAGTTGAATCTGCTTTTCCATTAGCTATTGCATCTGATACAATTGCGAATGAAGATGAAATTGTGTTAAAAATAGTAACATCAGTTATACTACTACCAGTTGCTGGTGAGAATGAAGTTACTTTAATTCCATTATCAGTATTCAAACTTCCTGTTTGAACAAATAATGTTTCTTTGTTAACTAATTTTTCAATTAAATCTTTAGTATAGATTAATGCATCAGTAGTTTCATCTAATTGATTACCAGTTGCTTCAGATGGGAATCTATAATAGAATTCACCAGCAGTTAATGCTCTTTGGTTTCCACCATATCTTAAATCAGTAGCAACAGCATCAATTATGAATCCAGTATCTCTACTACAACTTAATTCATTGTATTCAAAGTTTGGATATTTAGCGTTTACGAATGCTACAGTTTCAGCTTGTAAGAATTCTCTATTTTCTCTAATTGTATCATAAACAAATTCAACTTCATTTGATGCAGTTTGGAAAACAGCTCCACTTACTATTTCAGTTACTATATTTTGTACATAATCAATAGCAGTTACAGTTGGGTCTTTTTGTCTATTTTCATTTGGTACACCACCACTAATAGCTGCTGATGGGAATCTGTAATAATAATCTCCAGCATTCACACTTCTTTCATTTCCACCATATAATAAATCAGTAGAAACTGCATCTATAATATGAGTAATATCTCTTTTACAAGTTATTTCATTATAAGTAAATCCATCCCACGAAGATGATAAGAATTCAATTGTTTCATTTTGAATAAATTCTCTATTATTTCTAATCAATTCATAAGAACCACTAACTACTGCGGATGCAGTTTGGAACGTATATCCTCTTACAATACTTTCTGCTAATCTACCAGCATAATTAATACCATCTAAAGTTTGTTGTAATTGTGCACCTTGTGCCTGAGATGGGAAATCATAGTAGAATTTACCATTGAATATAGATGCAGAATTTGCGTTATACAACATATCTTCAGCTGCCCCACTTATAATTCCTCCTATATCTCTACTACACTTACTTTCATCATATGATGCAGTTGACCAAGAAGATGATAAATAAGCAATTGATTCACTTTGAATAAATCCAATATTTTCTTTTAATAAGTTATATGCTGCAATTGTTGTTGGTGATTCTGATGGAGCTCCATACTCAACAACAGTTGGTAATGAACCAGTTCCATTTTTAACAATATTAGTTACAATTGCAATTGATGATGAAATTAATCTTTGTTGTAATCTATCTCCAAATGATTCAGATGTAAATTGAACTGCGTCAGTAACTTTAATTAAGTTATCAACATCAGAGTTATTTTTAACAACGTTTGGTTTAACACCCAATCCATTTTGTAATATATTTTCAATTATACCAACTGATGTATTTACTTTATTAATTTCAATTGATGAACCTACAATAGAAGAAGTAAACTGATTTGCTGAAGTTACTTTAATATTGTTTTCAGCATTAGTTACTAATTTTGGTAAAATACTTATTGAGTTATTTTCAGTTCTAACAAAAGTATGACCTGCCTGAGGTAAATGTTTAACTGCTCCTTTAGATGCAGATACAAATGTATGTAATGATTGAGGTTCATGTTTAACAGCGTTTGCTGAAGCTGATACGAATGTATGTAATGAACCTGAAGCGCTTCCACCATCACCTACATTTATTGTAAATGTACCAGTTTGTCTCTCAATACCATTTGCTGCAGCTGATATAAATTTGTGTTCTCCTATATATGATGATGCACCAATATTAATATTAAATGTATTCGTAGTTACATTAGAAATTTCTAGCCATCTTCCAGATGGGTAATCATAACCAGGTCTTGGATATGATTTAGTAGTTGTATTATCATCTAATACACAAGTATAAGTTAATGCGTTATCAGCAACTTTAACATAATCACCATTACTAAATCCGTGATTGGCGATTGTTAGTGTTACTACACCTGTTACTGAGTTGTATGGAGCGTTTGTTGGAGTATGCGATGTTGTACCTACCGAAGTAATCACAATTGATTGTTCAGCGTATGGGTCAGAACCACTTCTTGGATAAGAGTGAGTTGTAGCATCTCCATCTTGGTCACAAGTGAACGCAAAAGATTCATTTTCTAATACTACACTTCTTCCTACTCCTAAACCAAATGATTCAGTAACAGTTAGAGTCATATCACCACTTAAAGCATCATACGATGCAGTAGTTGGTGTAAAGTATTTATTAGGACCTGATATACCTACATTTACCGTCATTGTATTTGAAGTTACCGAAGTAAGTTTCATTGAACGTCCAGCGAATGGGTCAATTCCAAATCTAGGATAAGATTTAGTTGATTGGTTGTTATCCATATCACAAGTAAATGCAAATGAACCAGTACTTAATACTATACCTTCTCCAACACTTAATGTGTGAGTTCCAGTTGTAATTACGAAATCACCATTAGCAGGGTCATAAGTTGCATTAGTTGGAGTCCATTCAATATCAGGATCCGATGCTCCTACATTTACAGTTATAGTATCAGTAGTTTTTGCTGTTATCTCTAATTTATTAGTATAAGCAGGTTGTCCAACTGAAGGTAATTTGTGTTCAGTTCTGTTCCCATCCATCGTACAAGTAAATGTAAACGATTCTGGTCTTATATAAATTTCATCTCCAATATCCAAAGTATGATTTGGAATAGTAACTACAAAGTTTCCATTTGATGGGTCATAAGTTGCTGTTGTTGGAGTAAATGAACCTGTACCATTTTCTATGATATTAATAATTTCTCCAAATGATGAACTTACAATACCAAATTCAGTATCAGTTACATAAGTACCACTAGCAGTTACATAAGAACCAGTTGTTAGTTGTTGTGGAGTATCTAATGTATCATCAAACCACTTAGCTAATGCAAATGGTGTATCATCGGTTCCGAATCTAATAATATCATTAATAAACCCTACACTACGAGTTACAAATGCTGATTCAACTTCACTACCACTTAGTGAAGAAGTAAATTGAGATGTATCATTAATTTTAATTAATCCTTCAATATTTTCAGTTAATATAGGTAAAGTACTTACTGAATCTCGTTGAGTTCTAATAAATGTATGAGCTGATTGAGGTAAATGTTTCAATGCCCCATTGGAAGCTGATACAAAAGTATGAACTGATTGAGGTTCATGTTTAACTGCTCTATTGGATGCTGATACGAATGTATGTAATGAACCAGAAGCACTTCCACCATCTCCTACATTAATTGTAAACGTTCCATCTTGTCTCTTCAATCCATTAGTAGTTGCTGATACAAATGTATGTGAACCTACATATGGTGAAGAACCTATATTGATATCAAATGTGTTAGTTGTTACATTTGAAATTTCTAACCATCTTCCACTTGGATAATCGTAATTAGGTCTTGGGTAAGATTTTGTAGTTATATTTTTATCTAATACACAAGTATAAGTTAGAGAATTATCATCTAATTTTATGTAATCTCCATTATTGAAATTGTGGTTAGCTATTGTAATAGTTACATCACCAGTTGCAGAATCATATGGTGCATCGGTTACACTATGAGAAGTAGTTCCAACTGAAGTAATTTTTATTGATTGCTCAGCGTATGGGTCAGAACCACTTCTTGGATAAGAATGAGTAGTTACGTTACTATCCATATCACAAGTGAATGCAAATGATTCGTTTTCTAACACCACACTTCTACCAACACCCAATCCGAATGATTCAGTAACAGTTAGAGTCATATCTCCACTTAGAGAATTGTAAGAAGCAGATACAGGTGTGAAATATTTATTCGGACCTGATACTCCTACATTAAATGTCATTGTAGTATCAGTTACAGCCGTAAGAGGAAGTGAACGTACTGAATACGGGTCAATACCAACTCTTGGGTAGGATTTAACTGATTGGTCGTTATCCATATCACAAGTAAATGCGAATGATTCAGGTGACATTACTACACCTTCACCAATACTTAAACTATGACTTGCTACAGTTACAACAAATTCCCCAGTTGCTGGGTCATAAGATGCAGTTGATGGATTGTATTCTACATTTGGACCCGATTTACCAACGTTTACAGTTATAGTATCTGATGTTGTTGATTTAATTGTTAATCTATTATCATAAGCAGGTTGTCCAATTGATGGAAGTTTGTGCTCAGTTCTATTTCCATCCATATCACAAGTGAATACAAATGATTCAGGTTTTAGATAGATACTATCACCACTATGTAAATTATGTTTAGGTACAGTCATTAAGAAATCACCATTAGCAGGGTCATAAGTTGCTGTTTTAGGTGTGAATGATTCAATACCTGTTTTTATAATTCCAGTTACAATATCATATGATTCACTAACTTCAGTTTGATATGAACCACTCAATGCAATTGATGAAGATACTGAATTAAATGATGTTACTTTTATATTTCCATCACTATTAGAAACTTTAGATGGAGTTTTAGTTATTAATTGAGATAAAACACTTATTGAGTTATTTTGAGTTCTAACAAAAGTATGACCTGCCTGAGGTAGGTGTTTTACTGCTCCATTAGAAGCTGATACAAAAGTATGAACTGATTGTGGTAAATGTTTTACAGCGTTTATTGATGCTGATACAAATGTATGTATTGAGCCACTTGCACTTCCACCATCTCCAACGTTTATTGTAAATGTTCCAGTTTGTCTTTCTAAACCATTTGTTGTAGCTGATACAAAAGTATGAGCTGATGCGTAAGATGATGAACCAATGTTAATATCGAAAGTATTAGTTGTTACATTAGAAATTTCTAACCATCTTCCAGATGGGTAATCATAACCAGGTCTTGGATATGATTTCTCAACACTATTACCATCTAATATACAAGTATAGGTTAGAGAATTATCAGAAAGTTTGATATAATCTCCATTACTAAATCCATGTCCTGTGATTGTTATAGTAACATCACCAGTAGATGCATCATAAGGTGCATTAGTTATAGTATGGGATGTAGTTCCAACTGAATTTATTACAATTGATTGTTCCGCATATGGGTCTGAACCTAATCTTGGGTAAGAGTGAACAGATGTATCACCATCTTGGTCACAAGTGAAAGCAAAAGATTCGTTTTCTAATACTACACTTCTTCCTACTCCTAATCCGTGCTGTCCAACAGTTACAACCATATCACCACTCAATGCGTTGTAATCAACATCAGTTGGTGTAAATAATTTATTCGGAGCCGATACTCCAACATTAACAGTCATTGTTGTATCAGTAACATCAGTTATAATCATTGAACGACCTGCAAATGGGTCTATTCCAAATCGAGGGTAAGATTTAACAGATTGGTTATTGTCCATATCACAAGTGAATGCAAATGAACCAGTATCTAATACGATACCCTCACCAATACTTAAACTATGATTACCAGTTGTGATTACAAATTCTCCAGTTGCTGGGTCATAAGATGCAGAAGAAGGTGTGAACTCTACATTAGGACCTGATTTACCAACATCCACAGTTATAGTATCTTCGGTTACCGATTTAACTTTTAATTTATTATTATATGCTGGTTGTCCAATTGATGGTAATTTATGTTCCGTTCTATTATTATCCATTGTACAAGTGAATACAAACGATTCTGGTCTTATACAAATTTCATCCCCAACATCTAAACCATGTTTAGAAATAGTAACTACAAAGTCTCCATTTGATGGGTCATAAGTTGCTGTTGTTGGAGTAAATGTTTTTTGTGTAATTATATCTCTAACTAAATTCTTAGCATATACAATACCCTCAATAGTTTCTACTTTTTGTACGGTAGTTGCTTCAGATGGGAATAAGTAATAAAATTCTCCACTCTTAATACTTCGTTGATTACCACCCCATAAGAAATCGGTTGCAACACCATCTAAGATGTGTCCAACATCTCTTCTACACTTTTCTCTATTATATGTAAAGAATGGGAATGTGTAATCAATGTATTCAGTTACTTCTTTTTGAATTAAAGTTCTATTATCTCTAATCGTATTCCAAATACTTAATTTAGTTTCTGAAGGTTGTACTAATACTACATTCTGAATTAATTTTTGAACTAAGTTAGCTGCATGTACGATACCATCGATAGTTTGTGTTTTTTGAACACTTGTTGCTTCTGATGGATATAAGTAATAGTACTCACCAGCAATAACACTTCTTTCATTTCCACCATATCTTAAATCGGTAGATACAGCATCT